GAAGTCATCTCCGATGAACCGTTCATCGCTGAAGACAAAGATAACTCGGGAGGTAAACCCTTGCTCCCAAGCGAAGTCAGGCATGAACTTAAGCAGATTCGACGGCGTAGACCCTGCGAGGAGATTAATCTGCGGCGACTTGATCTTGATCCTAATCTCCGCGCCCCGACGTTCCTGGCCATACACATCCTGATCATAAAACGCAGACAACACCGCGATCATCTCATTCACATACTCATGCATAAACGCGCCGAACTCGTCGGCCATGATCGCCATTGAGTTGTATTCAACCGGGCCTGTGGCCCGATCTATGTACGACCGCTTGGCCCTTACCAAGGCATCTATTAGCGACGACGCAGTCATCGACGTGGGGGCAAGGTGATATTCTGGGAGTTCGAGGAAGTACTTCTTCGCGGCCCTTACGGACCTTGTCTTTCCTACCCCAGGATGGCCGACGATTGTGACATACAAGTTTGGGAACAGCACGGTGCTTGTTTTCAACCATACCTTTTGCTCCAATGTGGACGCAATGGTCGCGATCGCCGACCATTTCCTGAACGCGACTGGACTATCTAGATTAGCCGTAACGGCGATAAATCGGTCGATCCAAGAGTCCACCTTGCGGTGTCCGGCGCCGTTCATCGCTACGTCCAATTGTGTAATCTTTGAGTCCGTCTGGATTCTTCGTAGCATCATAATCCCCCTTATTCCAACCAGTCTTACAATCGTATGGTATCGTCAGCGATCGGCCGTTGGCGAGGGGGAGGGTGATGGGGAGGGAGGTGATGAGTGTGGGGACAATTTCATCTTCCATTTCTTCTGGGTACATCCAAGTCGTGGCATCATGATCGTGCATCATTAAGATTGCTGTTCTGGTCCGCCATGTTCTAAGCATTCCAGCGTTGACGATATCGGCGAGGGAGCATTGTGGATCATACGCAATAGCTTCTCGCAAAGTTGCTGGATCATTCCTTCGTCCAAAGAAATACCGCTTGCGACCGGTAAGGCTAATGATGAATCCATACCGCCGAAGTTGATCGTCAACTCCCCTATGCCACCGTTTGTGGGCTGGGAAGGCTTTAAAATACTTCGGCTGGAACTGCTCGATGATCCCGATCGGCATGTTCGTTTCCGTCGCAAGGGTCGGTGGTTGACCGTTATAGTTACTGCCGTGTCCGAGCTTCTTGCACATGAACCGGTAGCTGTGATGACGATAGTATGGCTGTTCGGCGAGTTCTTTATCTTTTTTAATATCACCTGTCCATGGAAGTTCGGGCCAACAGATGCGAGCAGTAGCTGTGTGAGGGTCACCCGACTCACAGGCGCGAAGGTATGTGTCATCACCAAACTCGTTCCATTCTATTGCTCCAACGGCGAACGATTCGCCTGACTTTGCGTCGAACTTTGCGAACTTGTACCCCGGGTCAGCAATGAAGATGCTTCGGAGGCTTTCTTCAACGTTTTGTAAGTTACCACCCGTACCAAATTCGCTAAAGCTAGAACTGAACCGCCCAGTGCTAGTACCAGCGATGTTATAAGAAGTACGAATGCGTCCATCGGTGTCTATCTCCGTGCGTAGGACACTGATCTTTTTAGCAATATCTCGCATTGCTGACATATGGATGATAATTGGCCGCGCGATTGTATACGCCGCCATCTTCTCAAGGGCATGCCGGTCCACAGTCGGGCGCCCTCCACGCCTGATCGGAGGTATGCCAAGCTTATCATAGAACAACGTATGCAGGTGTGGGTTTGATCTCCAGTTGAACTCATCCATACCAACGCCTTCGAGGGCGATTCTGGAGAGATTGCTTTCAAGACGATCAAGCGTTTCATGGAATTCATCGATCACTTCGGCTTTGCGTTGCTGATCGACCAAGACCCCTCGAAGTCGCATTTCCAACGCCGGGCCTTGTAGGGCCTTGGAGAAAGCGTAGGTCGGGCCGGTGTGGGCGTCGAGTTGGGGGAGGATTGATTCCAGAACCTCGGCGGTGACGCAAACGTCCAAGCCATTGTAAATCTGCTCCCTTGTCCATTGATCTTTGATATCGTCGGTGTTGGCGGTGTTGATGATTTTCATTCGACCTTCAATCCTAGATGCTTCTTACAAAGAGCCCTAAGCCACCACCACTGTTTTCTTGTGAGACCAAATCGCCGTGGGTGGTCTATGATTCGCATCATTATATCCGAGACAAATTGTCTTTCATGGTCCTCAAGAGGCTTTACCATAAGCATGTTGCATATGCGCATTCCTTCCTTATTGTCATGTTTGAAGTTTGTCCCGTGATGGGAAGGAATCTCTGGTCTCTTTATCTTCCATCCATCCGCTTCATCTATTGCCGCGATCCATGCGGCTCTTACTTCTGGCGATAGTTTCACAGGCATCTCAAGCATCCCTCTTGATTGTCCTATCCACACCCTTCCGTTCCGTCTTCCAAGGCCCATGGTCAGTATAAACCGATCCCATGAACCCAAGACTCTTCAATCCCTCCGGCAACAACGCGTGATGACACAACATCGTATCTTCCTTCGCATTCAAGACCCTGATTTTGTACGACCTCCAGAGGAACGCGATGTCGTATAACCCGTTCTGGAAGGATTTTGGAATGGATGGGTCCTCGAGAATTCGACGTACAATCTCCCAAGCACATCGTTCAGCCGCCAAAGTTGGCCAATAGCTGCCATTTGCCTTTCTCTCGTCATCGAATGGTATAACGATAGCAAGGTCTCGTCGGGGAGCGAACCCAATGCATGTAATTCTCTGTCCACTCGTCTCAATGTCTGTAGAAAGGATACTACATCCAGCGATGTGTTCATGATAGAATCTTTCTATGTCGGTGAGCGCGGGTTCGATCCAGATTTCGCAGTTCGGCCGCCGGACCTCTGGATAGTCTCGCTCGTAGGTGGCCTTAGCGAGATCAAGAATAGTCACTGGTCGGTTGTCCCACCCTTGTAGAACAGCAGAAGGATGGTAAGTGACAAGGCACTTGAAGTCGCTAACGCAATGGGTAGATAGAAAGGTTGTCCCGCGAAGCTTCGAGATACCAGTCCTCCCACCCAAAGCCCAAAGAGCAGTATTACCAAGACATATAACAAGGTTAGGATCAACAGCAAGTATCTCGTCCCCAAGTCGATCAAGTTCCCCTTCATATTCCCTCCTAACGAACTTGCTTTTAACAAGCGCTGGATAGCCGGGAATGCCGTCGGTCTTGGCTCCGCAGAAGGTTTCGATCTTATTACCCGGTGGGTGGAGTTGAAAGACGTTGGAGCGATAGAGTTCTGGGTGGAGGTTCCAGATCATGTCCAGTTGCTTCGGGTCGCCGCGATTGTAGTAGGATCGAAGATAGTGCCCGTCGGCCTCGGTCCATTCAATCACCCCGGCCTCGGATAGCATCTTCAACAACTCGATCCCGGAAGGGCCTACGAAGCCCTTCCCGATCTTGACCTCGGATTCGCCCATCGCTTCGCCGAGAAGGAAGATAGGTTTCATTTTTCAGTCACACATTTCCAAACGATGCGTTCGCACTTGGGACAGTAGCCATAGACACCTATCCCACCACCAGCTAGGCCGAAGCCATCTTCGACTAGGGTGTTGCAGGTGGGACAGTTCTCGACTTGATAATCTAAGATGCCTTCACGAACGTCGATAGGGTCTATGTGAACGCGGGGTTCATCGCTCATACGCACTTCTCCTCAACTAGCTTCGCGTACCCAACCACATCTTCCCAATGTTGCCTTTCCATTGACTTACCAGAAAGGATTCGGGAGAACTTGAGCGCGATCATATCCATCGACTCGCGTTCGATATCGTTCAACCGCGACCAACCATTGGAGGCCCGAAGGATGGCTTTGATTGATTGGGAAATGATAGCATTTTCCATAAAGGACCCATGTGTTTGTTGACGAGTTTCTAGCAAAGGCAATCGCGATTCTGGTTCCTGTCCCAACTCATTAGCCAACAAAGCCACATCGAACGGCCGTCGTACTGGATTCTCTAATGCCATTACTCTCTCCATGAAAATGGGAGAGAGGCGTTAGCCCCCCTCCCGAGTTGATTAACGGAACGTTACGGCCTTCACTGCCCACATCTGCGCGGTCTGCGCTTCGGTGATAGCGATGGAACAGTAACGCACCATTTCTGGATTGTCGCCACGCGCGACGTAGCCCTTGCGGAAATCATCCATGTGGTCTATGATCTCAGCATAGAGCTTCTTCAACTTGTCAACATCACCCATTCCCGAAGGATTGAATGTGAGGCCGACAGCCTTCTCGCCGTAGGTTTGGTCTGACATGCTATGCTGCCTCTGCTTCCTCGCCGAATTCCTCGGCCTTGAAGGTCTTACCCAACCGTGCGAAGATGCTCTCTCCGTCGTTGCTGGCCTCGTGGCGGATGTAGCCACCCACCTGACAGTTCATTGTTTCCTCAATCATCGCACGGAGTGAGGTACCTTCCTCCACCCCGCAATGCTCGAGGAATTCCTTCAAGCGATAGAGAGCGGTTTCGGTGATGTAGAACGTTGCCTTCGTGGTCTTATCAGCGATGCCGCCCATTTCCTCCAGTTCGTCGAGGTCCACGTCAGGCCCTGCTTGGAGGCATTTCAACGTGAACGCAACGAACTCAGTCTGCTTCTTCGAGGACTTGCCGAACTCGGGCAGGCCTTGAACGACCCAGAGATACGATCCCTCGGGCATCGGTTTCGGACGCTCGACCTCAGAAGGTGCCGTGTCGAGTAGTGCGCCGAAGTTTGGTGCTT